CGTCAGATGTGTATAAGAGACAGGTGGATTTTTTGCGATACCGAGGTCATCTACCTCAAGTACGTTTCCGACGATCTTCAATTTGGAGCTGATTACTCCTTGTGGCCGGCTAATTTCACCGAGTTTGTTGAGCACTATCTGGCTTATAAGGTTGCTCCCAGGTTGGTTGGGCTTGACCTTAGTGAGCGTACCATGGAGGCCAAGTTTGAGAGGGCTCTGCTGAAAGCCAAGGCGACTGATGCTATGGAGTCTCCTGCCAAGTTTGCACCAAAGGGAGGCTGGGCTAATTCCCGGCAAGGCTTTAGTGGCAGCAACAGAGAGCGCGGTAATCGCGGTCAGCTGATCGGGTAATGGCTACCGAGAACAAACAACTTCTCGCTTTTAACCGAGGCGTAATATCCCCTCGAGGTCTGGCTCGAATTGATCTTGAGCGCATGGCGATGTCGGCTGAGACTCAGTCAAACTGGGTGCCAAGGGTTCTTGGTTCGATGATGTTACGTCCTGGATTTGAATACATCATTGATGGCGTGAACGCTTCTGTAAAAACTCTGATGGCGCCGTTCGTATTTAGCGTCGACGATACCGTTATGCTGCATTTTGGCGGTGATGTAATGCGGCCAGTTATTGACGATGAGGTGCTTACCGCACCAGCGATAACGTCTGTGATCAGCAATCAAACATTTGGCGCTAATATTGCTGGCTGGACAGACTCCTCACAAACCGGAGGATCTGTCTCATGGCTGACTGGTGGCTATGCTGGGATGAAGGGGGATGGCACTGATTTTGGCATTCTTCGACAGACAATCACCATTGTTGAAACTGGTGTTGAGCAGTGGTTATCGGTCTTTATCGAAGATGGTCCGGTGCGATTCAAACTGGGTTCTACAGCTGGCGATGATGATTACGTGGCTGAAACACGCCTTGATCGTGGTGATCATCACTTTGCTTTTACACCAACAGGCAACATCACTATTGAACTGGCCAATGAGCGTGAGTTTTATGTTCGTGTGGATACTGTTTGGTTCTACAATACCGCGGCTGGCGGCGAAGTAACTGTTGTCAGTCTGATTGACGCTGATAACATGGACAAACTCAGGTGGTCTCAGTCCGGTGATGTCATTTATCTCGCTGTAGATGGCGAGGTTACGCAAAAGGTTGAACGTCGGGGAACCGGCAAATCATGGTCAATAGCCAATTATCTTCCGGAAGATGGCCCGTTTCGAACACAGAACGTATCCGGAATAACCATTACACCATCGGCCCTGAACGGCGACATTACGCTGACGGCCTCAGAGGGAATATTCAAGCAGGAACACGCTGATAATCGCAGTATCTGGCGCATTGCCTCTCAGGGACAGGTGGTTACAGTATCAATCTCCAGCGGCGCTGATATTTTCACAGATCCCATTCGAATTGTTGGTTCTGAAGCATCTCGAGTATTTACCTTGATTATCTCAGGCCGAACTGACTCAACTATAACTTTGCAATTCGCCTTCGCTTCTGATGGTCCATGGAACGATCTTGCGCCTCAGTACACATCTGACCAGACAACGGCCTATGATGATGGTCAGGATGGCCAGATCATCTATTATCGACTGGGCATCAAGACTGCAGACTATGGCACTGACACGGTCGTTTGTACGCTCAACTATACCGGTGGCTCTATCCAGGGCATTGCCAGAGTTTACGCTTTCACCAGTTCAACGGTGGTAAGCGCTCAGGTATTGAAAGACTTTGGATCTACTGATGCAAGCAAAGACTGGTGGGAAGGTGAATGGTCTGATCATCGTGGCTGGCCTACCTCTGTGGATATCTATGAAGGTCGACTATGGTGGGCTGGAAGAGACAAAATCTGGGCTTCTATCTCAGATGCCTATGAGTCCTTTGATGATAATTTCTCGGGCGATGCAGGCCCTATCTCTCGATCTATTGGCTCTGGTCCAATCCGAATTATTCACTGGCTAATGTCGATGGGCCGGCTGTTGTTTGGTACGGCTGAAAACTCAGCTAATATCGCGCCAGCAAAAATAGATGGCAACAATGTTCTTAGTGCCAGATCAAACTCATTCGATGAGCCTCTGACGCCGACAAATTTCAATATTAAGACAATCAGCTCAAAGGGCGTGTTTGTCGATCGAACTCTGCAACGACTGTATGAGTTGACTTACAACATCGATGATCAGGATTACCGACCGCAGGATTTGAGCATCTTTTCGCCTGACTTCAATGAAGCTGGCATTGTCAAGATCGCCGTACAGATGAAACCAGACGTTAGGGTGCATTGCGTCAGGGCTGACGGTACGGCCGGGGTGTTGGTTTATGACCGGCTGGAGAATGTGATCTGCTGGTTTGAAGTGACGTCGCTTGGCGCCAGTGGCAAGATCGAGGATGTCGCGGTATTGCCGGGTGTTGTTGAAGATCTGGTTTATTATTCGGTCAACCGGACAATAAACAGTCTACCGAAAAGACACATTTGCAAGTGGGCCATGGAGTCGGAAGCCATTGGAGGTACGGTCAACAAGATAGCTGATGACTTTGTTCATTATTCCGGAGCACCAACAACAACGCCATTTACGACTGAACTGCTTCACATTAGAGATGAAACGGTGGTTATCTGGGCAGATGGTATTGATGTTGGAACACAGGTTGTTACAGCAGCTGGCGCGCTGACCAATCCTTTAGCTACGGCCGCGTCTGAGGTGGTTGCTGGACTTGGATATACAGCTCAGTTCAAGGGGTCAAAACTATCTGAGGTCGGTCTTCTGGATCGAAAAAAGATTAATCGAATCGGCTTTATTGCCCAGAACATGCACTACCAGGGCCTGCAGTATGGTCCGGACTTCAACAATCTTTCGGATCTTCCGAAAGTCTCACGCGGTCAGACTCAGACTGTAAACAAAATTTACGCCGAATATCATGAGGATGATTTCCCGTTCGGTGGTGATTGGGATGAGGATTCAAGGATATGCCTGCAAGCAGCAGCGCCGAGGCCGTGTACGATTTTGGCAGCGATAGCGGAAATGCAATCAATGGAAATCAGCAATCCACGAAGGCGCCGCAGATCGTAACAAGGCCAGCAACGGCTGAGGACGTTATTGATTATTTTGGAGAGCCCCAAAATGGCACTCTTCAGGCTATTGTTGCTGAGATGGACGGTGAGGTTGTTGGCGTTGTTGGGATTATCAGAGAGTCTAGCTACGGCCGGTATTTCTGTAATATCAGTCCAAAGCTGCAGCCACATCTACGATCAATTACTATATTGAGAGCAATCAAGGACAGTATGAACTTAGTCAGAAATTATAAAGGCCCAATACTTGCCGTAGCTGAACACGCTGAAGGCTGTAGAGTATTGAATAGACTGGGTTTTACATACTTGGAAGGAGCGTTATACGGATGGCTCAACTAGCAGTATTAGCATTGTCTACTTATTCTGCTCTTAACAAAGGAAAGCAGATAAGGGAATCCAAATATCAGGAGGCTGAAAATCTTCTTGATGCCCGTAATCGTTCAATGGTGGCGACTACGGCCAATATCTCTGAGCGTGAGCGTGAGAAGCAGCTCATGTACTCTCGGGCTCTGGCTGTTTCAGCGGCCTCTGGTGCTGGTGTTGATGATCCTGGGATGGTCTCTGTTCTTGGCGATCTTAATGCTGAGGGCGAGTACAGGATACTTGCTGAGCTTTATACCGGATCAAGCGAGGCTGAGGGACTTCGTGTTCAATCTGAGAATGCTCTGCGAGCTGGTGATGCTGCCACCAAGGCCAGCTACATAAGTGCGGCTACAACCGTTCTCAGTGAATATGGGAATTATGGTGAGATTTTTGGTGAGGCGAAGGATGCTTTCACCAAATTCAAAAATTCCACATGGGACAAGTTCAGACTAGGCAGGCAGCAGAAAAGTATAGGTGATCTTGGTTCTAGCGATCTCTATGTTGGAGGAAGGACTGTATGACATCTCAAAGGAATTTTCGCACTGACAGCTTTGTCTCAGGGTTGGGGATTAAGGCGCCATGCTTGGTTGCCACAACAGCTAATATTACTCTGTCCGGTGTGCAGACCGTAAATGGCATTGCACTGGTTGCCGGCGATCGCTGTCTGGTGAAGGATCAAACAGACCCAATAGAAAACGGTATCTACAGCGTCGAGGTAACTGCATGGAATCGTGCTGGTGATTTTGACGGCAATAGGGATGTAACGACAGATAGCCTTGTCACTGTTGGAGTGGATGGGTTTGATCCTCTTATTTATCGTGTTACTTCGGCATCGCCAATTGTGATCGGTGTATCTGAAATCGATTTTGCCCTGTTTTATGGCAACCTGATTTTGGAAATCGCCGGGGATACTATTGTCGGTGATGACAATTCAACGACGGTTCTTATCTATACAGACAGCAATGGCGATACCCAGGTTCTTGACCCGTCTTTCAGCCGGATCATTCCGATCACCAATGATTATACGTTCGTACTTGGCGACAAAGGCGATACGGTCAGCAGAACAGGCACTTTCCCTGTAGTGCTACTGGCGAAGCTCGACGGCGCTGATGCTGCCACCGCATACACTGAACTGGCCCGAAGTGAGGTAAGTACATTCTACGGGAATGCCCAGCTCGATGACGCGCAGCAGGCAGCAGGCACCACATCGTTATTGCTCGATGGTACGACAGACGCAATACAGTTCGGCAATGATGCAGGCACAGCAACTGCGTATACGATTGGTGCAACTGGTGATGCTTCAATAGAGGCGTTTATTCGATTCAACACCCTCCCAGGTGTTGGCGAGACAATGGTTATTGTCTCTAATGCGGACACAGATGTTAGGTCTTTCACTCTTGATGTCTATAATGATTCTGGCACCTATCAGCTCCGGGCACGTTTTGGTTTTGATTCCCCTATCCCAGCAGCGACTATCGTTCCATCAACAGGAGTTTGGTATCACGTTGGAGTAGAGAGGACTGGGGCCACAAAATTAACCAACCTGTTATTTAATGGAACCCTTGCGGGATCGATTACTGCAGACAGCACCCCCGATGATGTCACTAGTGGAGGCCCATACATGACAATCGGTGCTTGGGATAACGCTGGTACTCAGGTTTTTACCAACGAGTTCGATGGCTGGATTGATAGCGTTCGGTTTACAAATGGATTAACCAGATATCCAACCGGTGCGTATACGCCTCCAGATGCAGACTACGCTATCGGGGTTCAAGTAACCATTCCTGCGGAGAGTTCCGTCGACTACCGGCTTGGCACGTTCCTCGGATTTAACAACGATGGAACGGACAATCTTATTATTGCGATCACGACCGACACTCTGACATGGGCTGCTGACAACACAACCGGTACCAGGACACTTGCTCCGGGCGGCTACGCTGTGGCCCAAAAGGTTGCCGATGGGAAGTGGAAGATTGCCGGCAAGCAGATCACATGAGTCTCCAGAAAATGATGATGGTTATGGGCGATGATGGCCCGCCACAAGGAGTGGTTGAAGACTTCGCAAAGGTAGTCTGGTTAAGTGATTTTGATGGAGCGCAAGGCTCCACAACCAAGGTAGATCAATCAGATTATGCCCACACTTATAGGAATAACACTAGCTTTATACTAGACCAAGTGCAAAAGCAGTTTGGCACTGCTTCATTGAAGTGTGCTAATGGCCAGAAAGAAGAGATGTTTAGGACAAATAGTGAAGCGGGTGGACGAGATGGCATAGACATTGACTCTGATAAACACTTCACCATAGAGTTTGGTGTACGTTTTCCTAGCACTCCAGCTGGTACTGAGCATGCGCTGATTACTGGAGCATGGCACTCCCCCGGCAATCATAATTGGATGATAAGGTCAGTTAGCAACGTACTTTCTTTTGCTATAGGAAATGGCACTGCTGCTCTCAATTGGTTCAGTGCTCCTTGGGTTCCAATTGGGGGCCAATGGTATCACGTAGCTATTTGCATTGAACGAGGGGACACTGATGTACTGCGTATGTTTATAGACGGTACTCAGATAGGCACTGACAGCACAGTAATAGATGGAAAGGGATCTAACTCAGCAGGCTCTGTCTACATGGGAGGGGACTGCGGATCATACTGGAATGGTAGTGGTGGTTTCTTTCCCAACGGTCATCTAGACGACATACGAGTAGTTAAAGGTGAAGCTCTATACACAAGAGACTTCGATAAACCTACCGCAGCACACCCAACTTCATAAGGTGCGGAACCTCAAGGACATATAATGGGACTCAAGCTACCACAAGCATCAGACTACGGCCGTCGACCAAGTTTAGACGTCAGAAGATCTGACTCACCAGATATGAGTGGCATCGTTTTAGCTGACGCTCTGAGTTCTGCTGTCAGTGAGTTTGATGGCGTTATGAAGCAAAAGAAGGAGAAAGACGATCGCCTTACTTACGCTCTGACCAGAAATGAAATACAGATCGCTGCCATTGAAACTGAGGATGAGTTTGCTGAAGATCCTGATTGGGCGACCACCGATACAAGGTATACGGAGAGCTTTAACAAACGTCGTGAGGCGATTATGGCTGGGGCGACAGATAAAGGGATGAGCCCCGCTGATACGGCGATACTTGGCGCTGAGGGCGATCTTATCCTCGCTCGGGGCCGGGTCTCTATTGGTGGTTCGGCCCGCAAGACTGAAATAGGCCAAGGCGTGGCAAGATTTAAGGCTGGCATGGAGGCTGCAAGAATCGCGCTGGACACCAAAACCAGTGGAGAGGCTAGAAACGGGGTTATTCTTGGCCAGCTCGATGCAATAGATGCTGCTGAGGAAAAGGGATATCTTCTTCCAGAAGAAGCTCAGGCATATCGCGAGAAGATGACTCAGGATTTTGCTCTTGGTTCTTTGGATGCAATGGGAGATCCTGAGCTAATCGAGAAGATCGAGAAGGCCCTCAGAGGGAGAAAGGACTTCGCTCCTGATCTTGGAGAATATGAGTCTGAGATCATCTCAGCATCTTCGGCACACGGTGTCCCTGAAGAACTGCTTTTTGCTCAGATGAATAGGGAATCATCTGGCGATCCTAATGCCAAGTCCGGAGCCCGCGGCGATCCGACTGGCCTGATGCAACTGGGAAGAGATGCAGCCTCGGACATGGGTGTCACCGACCGCACAAATCCACAGCAGAGCATTAACGGCGGTGCCAAGTATGACGCTGCCATGCTTGCTCTCTTTGATGGTGATAAAGCCAAGGCTCTGGCCGCTTACAACATGGGCCCTGGAGCACTGGAGAAAGTCATCAAGAAGCATGGTGATGACTGGATAAAAAATGTCCCTACGGAAACGCTGAAATACATGGAAGCGCTGCTGCCTGTTTGGGAAAGCGCTGGCGAGATCAAAGCCGATGGAAAACATGCAACTGGCATTGGTGGATTGTCGGCCGAGGATATTCGCAATGGCAAAGGGACCGGTTCTGTTGCTGATTTCGTTCACTCCGATCTTTTAACGAAGAGATATGATGCGGCCAAGAATCGTCAGAAGGAGAACCGTAGCCGAGAGGAGGCTCAGGCCGGTCTGGATATCGCAACAGAGTTATTTCCGGAGAGCCATAAAAAGCGCATGGCTTGGATCAAGGAGAACCTCACTGGCGATGCCAGAGAGTATGCCGAGACCAATGCTGAGCAGCTCAATAACAGTGAGATTGCGATAGCTGCGCGAGAAAACGCTGAGACTATGGATCAGGCGCTGAAGGCTATAGATGCCGGCACTATTGATGCGCCGTTCAACGTAGGCATGATTGACACGACTGCATACAGCGAATTGGATTACGGTCAACAGCAGCTACTCGATGCTGCCATAAAGTCGAAAATTACCGGTCTCACACACGCCGATCCCGGTGACACTCACATATCACCAAGAGGTGATGGGCTGAAGTCACTGCAAGACTGGGAAGACTTACCTACTTATGCGATAGAGGGTGAGCTTGGCCCACTACCTGACACTGAGACCAAAGAGACCGCCAATCTCGACAGTCCTGAATGGGCGCTTGCCCTGGATGAAACAGCACAGGTCACTTTGAAGGGAACGCAGAAAATAATTGTCGATGGTAAACACGCACAGCTTGATACCAAGGGTAAGACTCAGAACCAGATTGTTACTAATTCTCTTGATGCTCTGAATTACGGCGGTGTAACTGATGCGAAGAAAAGGGCTGCCATAAAGGGTCGACTGCTGATTGAATTTGATAGGAAGATTCGTGAGAAGCAAGCATCATTCACGCCACAACGGACCTTGACTGGCAATGAAACCATGGAGATCTGGAATCAGATGTTGGTTGGCGATGGCGAGGTTGATGTGTTTTTTGGTGGCTCGGAATCAGTAGATTACATCACGATGACGCCTGACCAGCTTGAGGAGGCGTTCGAGCCGCTTGAATCAGCTAAAACTACTCCGCTTCCGAAAAAGATAGACAAGGAGCTTGGTGGTTATGGAAATACAGTCTATGACTATCTCGAGGAAAGACAGAAGGAGCTAAAAGCTCCATTCGATGAAGAGAGAATGGCTAGAGCCTACTTTGCTTTCAAGAACGGCATGGCTCCAGAAGAGATGGATCGTAGACTTGAGGGCAAGTGATGGACTGGGAAGAGCTACGGGCCGCACAAGAGCAGGAGCAGCGTGAGGCTCGCCTGAGACTTTCACACCAAGTCAACTACGATCCCGAGGAATCTGCTCGGATATTTGGTTTGGCCGCAAAGACTGGTCTGCCACAAGAGGTGGTTGCTGGTGATGTTGATGGTCTTGATGAGGCTGTCAGATCCAATTCCTTCGACTACGAAAAATATACCGACAAGGTAAACGGCTCCCCGATCTTCAATAAGTTTGCTGAGGAGAGCCCGTATAACTTCGCAGTGCTCGATCGTGACCGCGAGGGCATGAGTCAGGTCGAACGATCTGTTAGGGACGTTGGATTAGGCTATATGCAGGGCCGTGCCACTACCCAGCTCGCTGATCTTAGAAGTGCCGACATAGCTCAAGGCGGCGCCACACCAGAACAAAAAGCCCGAATGGATGATCTTCGCAAGCTCCTCGAGGGCGGTGACTTTGGTGCTGAAGGCCATGTTATGAAACTGCTGGTGGGTACTGCCAGACAGGCGCCAATACAGGCGAAATTGCTGTACGAGTCGGCTGACGAAATGATGCTTGGCGGCATGATGGGAGCCACTGCTGGCGGTCTTATGGGTGGTGGTGCTACCGCGCCAATTGGTGGTGTTGGTGCAATCCCCGGTGTACTCGCTGGCTGGACGGCTGGAATCGGTGCTGGAGCCTATTCAGGCAGAACCATGGCCGCGTTTGAACTGGAGCGAGGTCTGGCCTTTGACCAGTACATGGAACAAGGGTTTGATCGAAAAGATGCTCTGATGTTTGCCAATGCAGTCGGCAGCGTGAATGCGGTGCTCGAATCCTTTGGTGCTGGCGCTTTGGTTAAACGTGTCCCAGGCTTCCGGAAGATAATGAAGGATCGGGTTGGTGATGCGGTTGCCGATATATTTGCCAAGCCGACGATGAAACACGCGATTGCCCGCGCTGGCATTCAGTACGGCGAGGGAGTAGTCACTGAGGTTATCACTGAGGTCATGCAGGACACGACCATAATGATGGCTGAGGAGCACATGAAGACCACAGCCAGAAACGTGTCTGGTGACACTCGGCCCTCGATGGCGATGGGTGAGATCCCTCTGTTTGAGCAGTGGAAGGCAACGGCCATTCACACGCTTTACGGCACTCTCCTGATCGGCAGCGCTGGCCCAATAATGAACTACAAGGCTGATGCCAAGCGGGCCAAGGATTCAATGGCTCGGCAGGAAAGCTGGTCTCGCCTGAAAGAAGGCGTCGATAATTCCACCACCAAAGAAGAAGCAAGGTCGATATGGGATGAATTTATTAGTCGACTGTCTAAAGATGGCCCAGTAAAGGAGGTTCGTTACACTCGAGAGGCTTGGAAGGAATACTGGCAGTCTGAAAAGATAGATCCTGACCAAGCCGCGGCTGACCTTGGAATCGATCTTGAGACAATAAACGTCCTCGATGATGACATCGTTATTCCATTCGGCACGTTCCTCGACAAGATTGTGCCAAGCGAGCACTTCACTGGGCTCCAGAAGGATCTCAGGGTTGGTAATGAGATGACCATGCGGGAGTCTCAGCAGTGGTTCCACGATCAGGATGAGATAATCAAGGCTGTCAGGCTCGAGGTCGACAAGGTTGGAGATCACAGCGTACTCAGGGATATGGAGCACGATGTCACTGGGATGCTGATGAGTGGCGGCCGGTTTACCAAGGAAGCGGCTGGGCCTCAGGCTGAGATGTTTGTGACCCAGATTTACAATCTGGCCATGCAGGAAGGCAAGGACCCGAAGAAACTTCTGGCTGACAAGCTGGACAGCATTCGCCGTCAGGTGCCTGAGTCTTTATCCGGTGGTGACTTTGAGCTAGGCGTTGATGAGTTGCTCAACAGCATCAGAGAGGGCCACTACCCGAAGCAGCGTGAGATCTATGGTAACAACCTGATCGACATGATGAGGGGCGCAGGCGGCATTCAGGACGATGGTGGCGAGATGTCCAATCGAGATCTTGGAAAGCTCTATCCCGGCATGATAAGCAAAGCCGGCAAGACAGTCGACGGTATGGCTGAGTTGGCCTTTGAAGCTGGCTTTATCAAAGAATATGACTCAAATATGTTTCTCGAGGCGTTAGATCAGCAGCTTAGTGGGAACGAGGTCTACAGTGCGCAACATGCTCCGGATGTAGCTCTCGAGGAGCTGCTTGCTCGGATGGAGCAAGCAGCCCAATTCTTTGAAGAAGAGAGCATTGATATCACCAACATGAGCAACGCTGAGGTGCGGCGAGCCATGGATGGGATTCAGACGTTGAACCAATCCACCTCCCAGACACTGACTGAATGGACTGAGTTACTGATTGAGCTGACAGCGTCTGGCGTACAAGGCCAAGGTAATGGCGCGCCTTTATCAACGGTGGTTTCTGAAGCAAGGAACATCATGGAGGAGGCTAAGCTCAAGCTGGATAAGGTGAATGATGCTTTTGTCCTATCTGATGATGAGGTCTTTAATGATCCCAAGTCGGCCGAGAGCATGGCTGTCGCTGAGGCTAGTACTGAGTACGAGGCGGCCAAGAAGACCTATGATCAGGTGGTCAAAGATAACCCCGAAGATACCCGAGATTCCAAAACCTCAGCAGACAACGTAGATACCATGCTAACTAAGGCTGAGCGAACTCGGCCCAGGGTGTCAGGAAAGCAGGATTTCAAAGATGTGGAATTAACTGATAGAGTGACCGAGGACGGCAAGGGCAAAGATGTCACCTATAAGGCCCAGGATCGATACAATAACGCTGTGAAGTCTCGTAACATCCTGAAACAACTGGCGAAATGTGTCAATGGGTAAAACAATATCAAAGCAAGAATTAGCTGAATTAGGCGACTCTGTCAAGGTAAAGCATGATCCTGAGTCCCGTGAGATAGCGCGTTTCGGCGAGCTTATTGACAAGCTGGGCCAGATGATTGAGCACAACGCTCAGAGCACGGCCGCCGATCTCGCCCGCTCTCAGGTGCAGCTCGAGGTACTCAGCTCGCTGCAGAAGATGATTCGAGAGAAAAAAGGGACTAAGTCCACTTCTGTTAATCTTGATCTTTCGCCACTGCGAGAGCTTCTGGCAGAGATCAGCGCATCAAGGGAAGCGGTTCCTTACAAGTTCGACATTCAACGACATGAGGGTGGGGCGATGGCGAGCGTAATCGCTACGCCCATTGAGCAAACGAGGCACTAAGCAATGAAAAAAGTATTTTTTGTAATGGCAGCGGCATTGCTGCTTATCGTTAGCGTGAGTGCTGATGAGCAGGGCGAATAATGGCAGTACCGTCCTACACTGAAGACCTGACAGACATCGCTCTCATGGAGAGTGGGCAGGCTGGTGTTGCTGCCCTGAACATCGGTGGTGGTGGTGGTGGCGCTCCTACGTTCGGTGCTGACTTTGGTATGCAGGGTGCTGGCTGTTGGGATAAAGCTGCGTCCAATACCGAGCGTGCCATCCTGACGAACGTAACTGCTGGTGCTGGCACTGTTGCTGCTGGTGTACACATCTTCCAGTGGGGCTTGGTCGGTACTCCGGGCGTGGTTCAGAGTCTCGCGAATCGTGGTGTGTACGTTATCTGTGGAGACTCTGCTACTGCTTACTTTCAGTATCACGTTGACGGTAGCGATACGTTGGGTGCGCAGGGACGCGTTGGTAAGTGCTACGTCTATGTTTATGACAGTGGTGCCGCTGCGCAGCTTGATAGAATCCCGTACCGCACTCTAACGGGAGTACCCGGTGCAACGCCTGATGAGTTTGGCTACGGTGTCAACACGAATGGCGCCGTCAAAGCATCGAACTTCGGGCAGGATGCAAGTCGCTATGGCACAGGCGCGTACCTGACTGCGGGTGAGTTGGTGTCTGCTGGTGACGGATCAGATGATCCATGTACGTTTGTCGGATTCAATGTCCAGAACGATGACAACAATAACCGTTGGGGTATCCTGACGGCTGTCGGTCCCGGCTCTTACGAGTTGCAGGGCAAATTCGCCATGGGGCAGAACAATACGCCCACGGCAACGCTCATCCGATTCCGTGATAGCGATAAGAACATCACCGTAGTAGATACCGTTCACTCTGAAGCTGACTTCACGGAGTTCATCTTTGATCATGCCTCTTCGCGGATTGAATGGACCAACATCAGCATCACTGCTGCTGGTGGCTGGAACAAGGGTGACATCACTGTCACCGCTAATGACCCGGATGTCTTTATCACTGGCGGCACGTTCACTGGTATCGGTGTCAGTACACTGCAAGTAAGCACGACTGTGGATGGCGCGACATGGCGGGGTGCTGATGAAGTAACAGCTAATGGTGCTACGTTGGCGAATAGCACGATCTTTCATGGCGCTTCGATGATTGATGCGCAGGACGAGACCAGCTACGACAATTCACCTACGACTGAGGGTGCGTTTGTCGGCGGCACAGGTCATGCCGCAACCGACATTCTTACCTTGGATGACGACACGGTGATCACGGTTGATGCTGTCTCTGGTGGGGTGGTTACCCAGTTCACTGTTGACGCAACCCGGTCGAAAGTATTCGGCGGTGTGCGTACTCAGGTATCAAGTGATGCCGCAGGTATTGACTTCACGCTGACACCAGACACCGACAACTACACTGAATCGGCTGGCTTGATTTGGGACACAGCTGCTGACCCGAATGGTGAGCTGGACGACATGGTGTTCGACACGCTGACCTCTCCAATGAGTCATGCGATTCAGTTTGGTACGACCTCACCGCTGACGATGACCCTGACTGGCATCGCGTTCGGCACAAACTATTCTGGTACTGCTGATGGCTCAGTGGGCAATGAGACATTCGAGTTCCTGCGTACGACTGGCACGATCACCGTGAACTTGGTGGGCTGCTCAGGCAACTTCGGATACAAGAAAGAAGCGGGTGCAACAGTGGTCATCAACAACGCAGTGAGTATCGTTGTCGGTGGTGTAGCAGAAGGCACATCAGTGAAGTGTATTGCCAATGAGACGGTTGGCACAATCACGAAAGGCGATGTGCTGGACGAGCAGCTGGCTGATGCTTCAGGTGAGGTGACATGGGCAATCGATTACGAAGGTGCGTTTGAGCCATCAGGTCTGGACATACTGATACGCGCACGCAACCAAGGGCTACCGACCTACGCCATCAGTCAGGACAACGCAATACTTGTTGACCAAACAACAGCAGCGAACAGTGCTGCGGATGACGATATGACGTTGCTACTCGCGTCCCCTTTTGCTGGGCAGGATAATTACTACTTTGGACATCCCGAAGAGTTCAGTAGAATGAAGCTCGATATATCCACAGTTGCTATTGGTGCCGCTTTATCCATTACATGGCAATACTGGAACGGTGCATGGACAGCATTGTCTGGTGTTGTTGATGGCACTAATAACTTCCTGTCACTGGGAGAAAATGTCGTATCATGGACTCTACCCGGTGACTGGGTATCAACTACCGTACCTACAGGTTTTGGACCAGCCATGTTCGTTAGAGCAGCATATACATCTGGCATTTTAGTTGTAGCTCCATTGGGCAGGAAGGCCGCGTTAGACGTGACGCGCTATCTCCCCATACCACCAACGGGCGAACTCGTTCGCACCATTACATCATTAGGTCTTACCGCTACGCTTTCGCAAGCCGTGGACTCCATCGCAAAGTTCGATCCACTAAATGATTAGGAGTAATACGCAATGACTACACTCAGCCTTCTAGGGGGTGATTTTGAAATCCTCTTTGATGACGAGACGGTAGGCACGAACGCAGCGTGGGCAGAGGATACTATCTCAAAATTCTTACCAGATGATTAAAACACTAACCACAACTTAGAACACCAGGAGTATAAGGAAATGACTACACTAGCGCTATTAGGAGGGGACTTTGAAATCCTCTTTGATGACGAAACGGTGGGCGATGATGCAGTAGCCGGGATGAGAATGATTCGTCGCGCTTCTGGTGCATCCACAACTGTTTATACATCCAACGAGCTGTATTCGGCAGTAGCCGATGAGGCTGATGCGTTTCAAGCCATGGGATTCAGAAACCCAATGCTGCCGACAACGCCGAACGCATACACTATGGAGAACAAGTACTTCATGCCGCGTTCGTCAACCGAGTTCCTGAAAGAAGGAACTTTCACTTGTGACTGGACCAACGTCATTTTGCCAGACACCAATGGCAATGGAGTAATTCGCAAGCCGTACACTATCGTCACGGACTTCGTGGCTGGTGACATCGGCAAGCAGGTCGTTGCATCGGTATCGGGTGATACGGGTACGTTGCTTGACTTCGAGGTTGAGCCTGACGGCACCAACGTCGCGTGGATCAGACCAGATGACTCGACACCGGGTACTGGTGATTCGTTTGATGACACGACTGGCACGATCAGCTGCACAGGCGATACACCAGCTGGCACAGGCTCGAACACGCCAGACGCTGGTGAGACCGATGGTATTACCAAGTACACAGCTATTCAGGCGATTGGTTCCGTGCCAACAGCGACCGAAGTGTACGTAGTGCAGGATCGCATCAAGCTGGCAGACTCAGCGACCAATACGTTCCAGTGGTGGACATCCGATCCAACAGTGTCTCTTGGAATCATCTCAGTGCTTGTCCGTACCAGAACGCAAGGGGTAGACATTGCTGATGAAGATTTAGAAGTATTCGCTCGCAGGTACACATCCCTGTATGACAACTTCCGACTGAATGTCGCAGCAGGTGGGTTCTCCGCTCTGCCACTGGCATCAGCACCTGATATTAACAACACAACTGGCTATTGGGCTGGTGTTTGGCAGTCAGGTACTGGCACAGCGATGCTGGTCGGTGATGTTCTCGACAACACCACAGGTGGCAAAGAGGGTGGCGCGTACGTTGTCACCGCAGTTGCCGACTCAGGTGCAACGGGTACGTTCGAGTACTACAACGTGGGTGACCTTACTGATTTTGCTACGACCGACACCTTCACCAGTGCCAATCGAAACGGTACGATTAACGGCGCACCAACAGCGAACGTAGGCGGGCCGACTGAGACAGGTGCAGGCAACGGTGGCACGGTGACTATTACCATCGGTCATGTGCTAGCTGATCATGATGGTTCAGGCGTAACCGAGCCATACTCAGTGACAGTTGATGCGCAGGGTCCAGGCGGTAATGGTGTCGCAGTTGCCGATGTCTATGAGCGCATCAAGTATGTGACTCGCCGTGGTCAAGATGAGACATTCTGGGACACGGTCGCTTGCACTGTTCCAGGTGAACAGTATCACGGTATTGAGTCGCAAGTTTGGACGGTCACAGAATCAGGCACCTTCACCGAAGGCGATGACATCACTGGGCAGCTTGGCTACACAGCAAGAGTGCTTGGTGTAAATGCCACAGCAGCTGGTGAAGGCACCTTGCAGAACTACATCATGGTGACTGATGCACAAACGTCGCTCGATGGAATTGCTGACAATGACCTACTGACTGATACAACCGGTGGCGACACGGTTAATGCTGATACTGGTGGTGCGGGTGGCGCGATTGCCAACTTCCCATCGTCCAACAAGGCATCACCGTTCGGTACGTTTACAGGTACGCAGCTGTTCGGCAGTCGTGGCATCCTGTACACCGGGCAGCATGATGATGATACTCAGTCGTACACGTTGATTGATGACAACGGCACACAGAGAGTTAGCCCGAATACGGTGAGTTTCATCGTGGCGAATACGCTGGCACTCGACAGGGTATTGGTGGCTCGTGATACCGGTGTTGATGGCATCATCGATAAAGATCAGTTCGGTGGCATGGCGGCAACGTCAATCTCTGCAACGTCGATCGTTGTTGGAACCACAATTGACGCTGAAGTGCCATCTAGCGGTTATCTCAGGGTGGTCGCAGTCGATGAGCAGGAAGAACACAAGTACGAGTATGACAGTCGTTCGACTACCACGTTCACGTTGCACCCAGTCACACCGAGTTCAACAACGACAGGAACGACAGACGTATTGCTCGAAGACTCGACCGCTGATTTTGTGACTGACGGCGTAACACCCGGTATGTTGATTCACTTCGCGACCGTTGGTAGTTCAACGTACGAAGTGGTGAGCGTGACTGACCTCAATACGCTGGTGATCGTACTGCTATACGGAGCTGGTGGCTTAGCTGATTCTGGCGAGGCGTACACCATCAACGAGACGATTCAGGCGTACGACACTGGAGATGATATCTTCGACCTGATCCTCGATACAGAGGCAACTGGTGCGACAACCAGCAATACGTTCGTGCAGTCCACACTGTTTGATACCGTGGTTAATGTACGGCAAGGGAAAGTAATCCTGCCATTCACGCAGAATGCGGCAGTCACAGCAGCAGGCGGTGGAGCGACGGTTGTAAGGCAGCCAGATACGATCGCTACGTAGTAGGAGAGCAGAAGTATGAGCAAAGGTGTTGAGTCGATCCGTATCAAGGGGCAGAGAATTGAAGAGCTGCCCCTTGGTCAAGGCAATGAAGCTAAGGAACAATTGCCACTGGCTATTGAAGACGAACGTCTTGCGGCAATCGAGACGGTCAATGCGGAGTATCCAAATCACCGTGTTGACTATCTTGTGTCTCGCATCAAGGAGTGTGAAGAGAACAAGGATCGTATGCAGACAACGATCGAACAGCTCAACACTATGACCAGTGAGTATATGGGCCAGATCAAAATGTGTGAGCATCGTGATAAAGAGATCGAGAGACTGCAGGAGTCTTCCGATGCCTCACCCGGTCAGGTTGAAGCAGGAGTCAGGGAACTGAGGCGGCAGTATCCACCATACGACGTAAAGGCTATGAAGCTGCAGATCGTACAGAACGGTGAAGGTATCGAGCGCTGCAAGGCCGTCATTGTCGCAGAGGATGCGAGCATCAAGGAGTTCACTGAGGTATTGACGTTATGCAGGCAGCGTGACAAAGAGCTGACGAAATTTGGAGCAGTAGCTGAAGGGTCATGACTACGAGGACGGATATCGTTGTTGATTTCAAGCGGTCTCCCCGAATAGCTGAGATTGCAGTAGGGTCTGTTGAAATCATAATGCAGGACTATGTGGATACCATACGTCCCATAGAATCCAGCTTCACCGCTATGTCACATCCTTACCTGCTAAACGCAGAAGGTAAAGCGGTTCTTGGTGGCGGGAAGCTCACAGGCATAACGAATACCGAGCAAGATCTAAAGCTGGCCTTTAACCCTGACACAACTCCTGCTGAAACAGGAACCGTAACTACAGGCTCATCCCCTCCTACTCCTACAGGAGAAATTAGTTTCACCGATACGGCCGCATTGTTTGAGACTAACGGCGTGGCAAGAGGGTCGATGGTTGTTAACTTCACTGACCAAAGCATCGCGGATGTTATTGAAGTGCTATCAGAAACCTCGTTGACGACGAAAACACTAGTGAATGGCATTGGCAACACGTTTGATGTCTTAGACGTATACCATGTTTTCAACATCACGCAGGTAACGGCAACGGGCGGCAATCTCGTAGGAGTGGATAGTGTTGGTGATCCTGCTAATGCAGTGTTGCCAACAGCATTTACCCAGGTTATTAACGAATCAGATGTTTCGGCCGCCTTGATTAGTGGTACTGGCGTCACACAGGGAGATAAGGATGACATCGAGAACCAGATTTTCGATCGGATAGTGGAGGCTGGTTTCTCATTCGAGGCATTGATTCGATTAATGGCGTCGAACGCAGCCGCCAATGTTGTACAGCAGCTTGATGGTAGCTACGTAATTCGAGATATAAATGACACCAAGGATCGAATAACTGGTGATGATGCAGTCAATGGTGGTCGCACCATTTCAGCTACGGATGGAACATGAGTTCGCACTTCCAATCTTCTCACTGTGGATCAAGTCACTATGAGTCGAGTCACTACGGCCGCATAATAGTAATTCCGATACCTGATGACCAAGTCCACCCACCGGGCATGGGTCGCCAGCAGATTATCAGGGAAGATGAGGAGATCATGGCTATAATCGTGGCATTCCTCACCATGAAGGGACACTAATGGCACTGCAAGATTGCCTCGACAAGTTTGGATCCAGAATAACTGCTGCCCAGCGTAAATCGTTGGATGATGCTCTGGCGTCCGGTATGACGGAGGAGCAGGCCGTTCGATTGGTTCAGCTTCAAGCTCATGAGAACGTAGTCGACATCGCCGGACGGGTTAAAGAAGAGACCGGTGTTGATCTGAAGGTCCCGGCCAATCCAGTGAGTGACCTTGCTGAGTTCCAGATCAGGGCGATCCGAGAGATCGATAGGCAGCGCAAAGCGATCCGCGATGAGTTTAAGGAACAGGCCAAGCACAATGAAAACATCGCTGACCTCAATACTCATTTTCAGGAGCTGGTTGGCGAAGATTTGGCTGCCGGTGGTAAGAGTTATTACAAGGATCTCAGTGATGACAGGGTGCTGATGGAGGCCATCCTAGATTTCCAGTGGACTCACCGCGCTAAGCTAAAGGCCGGCGGCGCCATCATGGGGCTCAGCGGCAAGGACCAGTTCGAGCTATTCGACAACTATCGCAAGATGGAATCGTACAAGGACGAGATAGCCGAAAACTTTAAGAAGGGAACCAAAGAGCTTGCTGCACTACAGAAGCGCAGGAAAGCCATCCTCGCTGGCGAAGGGCAGGGCGACCAAACCTTATATCAGTCTTCTCTTGGATTCACCTCAGGGCTTCTGACGGCGGCTCAGGTTATGCCGCGCGAGAAGGGCTCAGCTCAAGAGATGATGGCTACTCCTATGAAGCAGCCGAACGTCAAGAAGG